GTTGCTGCGGTCGCCGACGCGGCTGCGGTTGACGCTACTGCGGTTGCTGTTATCGGCTCACACATGTTCTGTCCTCATCATCTCGAATCGTCTAAACGGAAGCCCGAGCACTCCGAATGGTTGCGGTTCCTGCACCGTGAATCCAAGCCACTTGAGCCACGCAATCGCCTTGACGTTTCGATCATCGACGTAATTGACCAGGTAATTATATGCCCCAAGCATCTGTTTTACATAGCGCTTATTGCGCTTGAGAAACGCTGTTGCGTGTTCCTCAACAAGATCGGTACCCAACATCCACGGCACGCCGATTCCGCTCATCACCGATGCGGGCACCACGCCAAAGATGCACGCAGGCTGGCCATCGACCGTGCCGGTCCAGGCGTGGGTCGAGCAGCGCACGCCAGTAGGCAGCACCTCTGCTACCGGCTTGCCGCTGGCTGCGAAGACCTCGTCGATGTCGGCCTGGCGCACGTTGGGCAGCATCTGCTCGACGTGCTCCAGCGTGGCCGGAACGACTGCGTACTTATGCCCCACCGACCGTGACCTCTGGGATCGCGGCCAGAATCGACAGCGGCAGCGGGTCAGATTGGCGCACATAGATGCGCCCGCCGGTATTCCAGTTGGAGATGATGCGGATCTCGGCCAGGCCAGTGAGCAGCGTGATCGGGTCGTCGTAGTTCTCGCTCGAGCGCTGCTTGAATTCAAGCAGGTTGTCGGCATCCTTGCCGGCAAAGATTCCGCGGGACTCTTCGAGCAGCAGGCGCACCGCCGGGATGATCTTTTGCTTGTCGCGCACCGTCTCGCCCTGGGGGATCGACATGTCGAGCGTCTCAAAATCAGATTCGATCGGCAGCCCCGCATGCACGACAGTCGCACAGTAGTCGAGCGTGAAGACGCCAGAGTCCACCACCACTTGGGGATGAACGTGGCCATCGGTGAGCACACTTAGGGTTTTCCCTTCCAGGTGCGAAACCCCTGCAAAGTTCTTGCGAGCGTGCGACCAGGCGGTCTTGGACGTGGCGCGCAGCTCGGTGGGGATGTCGCGGTTGGCCGTAACGGTCACCACCGTCGCNCTGGTGTAGGCGCTAATGGCCAGACGGATGATGCGGCCGTCGTTGTCGCTCAGGTGGATCTCGCTGCCCACGTCGCCTGCGACAAAGTGCGAAGCGCTCGCGGTCAGGGTGAATGTGTTGCCGCCATTGAACGTCCAGCCACCGCTCGAGGTGAGCGTCATGGTCTTGGCGCTGGTATTGCGCCCGTCGTAGGTCAGGCCCGCGTCCACAAAGAATGCGTCTTTGATGTCGGTAATGATCCGCGATTGCATGCGCTCGATGTAGCGCTTGGACGTGCCGTTGATGGTGCGACGCACCGAGACATAGACTGCGTCTTCGTTGCCCTCGGAGATCGAGCACACCGACTCCACCACGCCGTCGGTGTCGTGGCGGTGCCAGCCGATCACCTGCTGCTCGCGCATGTAGGTCATGCCCAAGAGCGCGCCATCTGAGCGCACCGCCCAGACACACGATACGGGTACCTGCTGGTAGGTCCACTCCTGGATCTGCTTGCCCTGGAGCAGGTGCGCGGCCAGGATGGTCAGATCGTTGCCGGTGTAGGAATCGCTGGCAAACTCATAGCCCAGATCGCGCACGGTCTGGCCCTTGTCCTGCAGGTAGAGCGCCGTGTTGCCAATGACGATGGGCGGTACCTGGCTCGAGCCGCGGTAGCCCTGGATCTTGGCCGTGACGCTGGCCGGGGTGAGCACGTCTTGGTCCCCGCCCGAGACGATCCACTCCCCGCCGCTTGTGAGCAGCACGAGCTTGTCGATCGCGATCATGTGCCGAATGGCGTTCACCTGGCGCGAGGCGATCGTGAATGTGATCGCATCGTCGTCCACTGTAGGGTTGGACGTGGCGAAATCCAAAAATGCGCTGGTGCGACTCATCCACACCGTCTGCGGTTGCGAGGGTGTGTTGGCAAACACCATGCGCTGCTGGTGATAGGTCACGCATGAGGGATAACCCTGCGTGTTACCCCAGGCCTCGAATGCCCAGCGGTAGGTCGTATTGCCCGAGCCCACCACCTCATCGGGCAGGCGCTTGGTCACAACGGCCGTGGCGCTGCGAGGACCGCCGATGGCCGTGATCTGCACGATGCCAAAGCCCGAGTGCATGTACTCCCACTCCACACCCACAAACGCATCGGCGTTGGTTGACGAGCCAGGCGCCCGGTAGATCGCGCCCTCTTCGTTGCCGGTGCCGTCCCACTCGCGGCCCTCGGTATGCGAGGGGCGCAGCGTGCCGGTGATCCGCGCCAGGCTGGATGGATTCGGAGATGTCGCTTTGTAGTAGCGGCCGTTGGCGCGAATGGTGTCGTTGATGTAGGTGCGCTTGGATGTCTCCCAGGCCTCGACCGACTTGTTGGGCGCCATTTCGATGTAGAGAAAACTGTCCACAAACGCGCTGGTAAACACATCGAAGTTGGTTGTGATCGTCACCGTGCCGCTAACGGCCGATGCGTACATCGTCTTGGCCTCATCAACGTTGACTTCCTGGAATGGGCCGTTTTTGTTCTGCAAATCGGCAATGGTCCAGGCGTCGTGGTCGGTACGCGAGAGCTGCTGCGGAGGATAGGTCGGGTGCACCAGCGTCATCACGTCGGCCGATTGCGTGTACTTCAAATCGGGCAGGATGCTGGCCGGGTATGGCGTGGTGAGCTCGAATGGCTGCCCGACATTAGGCCCGCTCGAGTTGACNACCAGGCCNCCGTCTTTGTAGACGCGCATTTTCAGGTGCGAAAACTCGAGCACATAGGTCTGCGTGGTCGAGAATGCAAACGGGATCAGGCGCGAGCGGTACGAGTTGCTGTACGCGTTGGCAATGTACTTGGTGCCTGGCCGGTTGCGCACGCCACCGTAGAGCATGGCAATGAAGTTGCGGCAGGTTTTCAAGCTCGTCTGGTACTTGGCCAGATCGACGCGCCCGTAGAGCGAAGGCGAGAGCTCGCCGCCGGTAAATGAAGGTTGAATGACGCTGTTGCCCATGCTTACCTGCGGATCATGGTGAGTTCAGATTCGGGCGGCATGCCCTCGTAGGCCTCGTTCATCGAGTGCGCCGCGGCCGTGGAGACGGTCTGCAGGTAGGCATCTCGCGCCTGCTTGGCCACATTGGGCTGCACCGAGAGCGGCATGGCGATCTCGCTTGCCAGCAGGTAGGACAGCGCCGAGACAAAAATCGGGTCATAGAGCGTGGTGTCTTCCACGCGTGCGGTGTAGACCAGCTCCGCTTCGGGCTGGTTGGTGAGCAGCACCTTCTGGCCGGCGCTGTTGGCGATCTCGTAGCGCACGCGCTGCTCGTAGATGAACACGCTCTGGCCAGGAACCTCGTAGGTGCCAGGCAGCACCGGCGTGCCGGGCATCAGAATCGTGCGGGCCTTGAGAAAATCATCAGGCAGTGCGTACTTAAACGACCACTGCTCAGGTGGCGCTCCGGCATCGGCGAGCTTGGCCTGCTTCTTGGCAAAGTTCCAAAGCCCATCGCGCAGCGCAAAATCGCGCATGGGCTCATAGAACAGACTGAGCACGCGGGCTTCGTTCGTGGCCTCGTTCAGGTTCGAGATAAACGACGTGACGCCAATTCTGGCGAGCGCCATGTTACAAATCTGGACCACGGATGCCATGACTTAGCCCTTTCCGTACATGATCTCGGCCGGGTCTTTGCCCTCGCCGGGTACCAATTCCATCTCGGTGATCTGCAGCTCGACGCGCTTATCGGATCCGTTTTGCGTGTCGTATGCGCTCACCGTTTTGACCACTGCATTGGCGTGCACCATCATCTTGGCGCCCACCTTGGGCATATCGGTGATGCCCAGCTTCTCGAGCTGGTCTTGCTCCAGGCTAATCGACAGGCCGTATGGATACTCAGGCGTATCCATCTCGATGCCCAGCGCCTGCTCTTTGGCCTCGGTCTTACTGATCTTCATGTCAGCCATCGGCATGGCAAATTCTCCGAAAAAGTGCGGGGGCATGACGCCCCCGCGGGTTTAGATCACCTCTTGCTCGGACACAGGCTGCGCTTTTTGCAGCTCGGACAAAGCAATCGGCTCATCCTTCTTGGCTGGCTTGGCCTTGGGCTTTCCAACTGGCGTCGAGGCCTCTACAGGCTCAAACCATTTGGACTTGATACCGTCCTTGACTTCAAAGACGGTACCAGCCCGCTTGCGCTCGCCGCCATAAAAGCCGTCAGCTAGTGCTCGTACTTTCATGGCTCACCGATTAGTTAACTGCGTCGGCGGTGGCGACCCACTTGGCCACGTCTTTGGTCAGGAAGGCGTTGATCTTGCCTGCCGTAACCGCTGCCGTGCCCACGTTGGCAATGATGCCAAGGTAGCGCTCGTAGGTGCCCATCGGCAGCGCTACAGAGGCCACGATGACACCTGCTGTCAATGCCGTTTTGGCAATGGCAGGGGTGACAACGTGAACCGTTGCAGTGCCGTTGGTTGCAATCGCAGCTTGCGCATCGGATGCGAGCTCGAATGACACCGTGGCGCTGCCATCGGAGGTGACAGCCGTATCAACCTGGACAACCAGGTACAACGGCTCGCCGTTGCCGATGTCTTGCGACACCGCGCCCAGGTCAATCACATCACCGACCAATTGGCGGCCCGTGCCAGAAGTGCCTAACGCGGTAGCGTCGGCAAACTCATTGCGTTCGTCGAGAATCATTTCAATTTCCTTTCTTAGGTGAGCCGATTAAATGCCGGACTCGGTGTTGGTGATAGCGTCGCAACGACGGACCGGGATACCGTCAAACATCGTGACGTGCTTGCCGGCTACTTGTTCCATAGTCAGCGTAGAGGCAGCCACTTTGTTGGCGATCTGGCGACGCAAGAAACTGCGCACCGTGCGGTTGACGTAAAACGCTGGACGGCCCATCGACAACGAGGGCACGAGCTCGACAGCCTGGGTCATCAAATCGACGAGATCAGGACCGCTACCGGCGTTCTTGACCAGATCTTCTTGGTCAATGTTGATACGCACGATATAGCGCCAATCGCGAACCGACAGACCGCAGTCCCAGCGATAGTGGGTACGGTAGGCTTCCATCCGGCCGCCTGCGTTGTCCACGTTNTCGATGGTGACTTGGCCCTTGTCTTCCATGTTCAAGCCGGCCTTNGACCCTTTGGGGTAGATGCCGTGAACAGTGTTCGGACCCCACACCACCAACCAGATGCTGGTGTTGTCGGTCGAGTCAGGCGTAGCGGCGCTGGTGAGAATGTTCTCGCCGTTGGCTGCTGCCTGGTCGTTGAAACGTGCGCCAAAGCCGGTGAATGCCTCGGGCTCGGTCGTCTCATTGCCGTAGAACAGCGTCGAGGAAAATTCCTGGTTCATGCCCTCGATGTGAGCGCGGTCCTCAGACAGACGGAAAGCCGCGGTGTTGCCGTTCAGATCGGCCAAAGCCTTGTCCACCTCGGCATAGGCCTCGAGCATACCGACCGAATCGGTCACCTGGACGGTGGTCGATTTGGTGGGCTGCACGCCGCCATAGAGCTTGCGCCATGTCGGAGTGGGCAGACCAGTACGAATCGTGGTGCGGTGGCCGGTGGGCAGGTTGCCCTCGATCCAGACCATGTCGTCCAGGATTTCGTTGGTTTGGTTGAGAATCTCGGCGATCGTATCGATCTTGCCGTCCGGGTCCATGCGCTTGGTGACATCCAAGAGCGTGGGGTGAGTCGCTGCTAAAGTACCCATTTAAGTTTTCCTTTCGATTAAGACATTGTTGGGAACATCTTTTTGGCCGGATCAATCGTTGTGCTCTCTTTTCCGGGAGCCACAAACGTATCTTCGGCCATCGCTTTACCAATGCGCGCAAACACACGCACAAGCTCGGGGTGCGACCCCATTCCTGTCGCGTCCAGCGCTGCGAGGAACTCAGGTGAGCCAAACTTCTTGGCAGCCGCCTGCGCATGACGCACCGACGTGTCGAAATTGGCCCCGCCAATCTCTTTGTCTGCCTTGATCTCGCCTACCCAAGCCTCTATCTGCTTGGCCGCCACTTGCGTCTGCGACTGAGCCTGGCTCTGCAACTGCTTTGTGTGCAGCTCGACTAACTTTTGCGCTTGCTCCTGGGTCAGGTTGAGCTCTCGAGCGATTGGCTCGAACTCTGCAAGTGCCTGTTGATCGAGCACCACGCCTTCAGGTGCCTTGAACTCGTACTTTTCGGGGGCGGTTGGTTTTGCATCCTTGTTATCGGTCTGCGTGTTACCGGCCGCCTGGCCGTTGTCGCCGCTAGTGTTGGTACTGCCAGCAGGTTGACCTGCATCCGCTTTGCCCTGCTCATTCGAGCCAAACATTACGCTTGCAGCTCCAGCCTGATCGCCACCTTGTGCCGTGTTTGCGGTGTTTTCCTGCACGGCATTCGTTGTTGCGTCAGCCATTGGATCCTTCTCCTTCTTTTGATTCGTTCATCATTACGATGTACGCCTCGGCCGCAGCCTCGTGCACATCCCCNANNACCATNANNCCCATNTTGCGCATNCCCTCGTTGAANAANGTGGTGCTGTTTCCNGTAAATGATGTGCGAAACACACCAGCCCGTTCGAGCAAACGCCACACGAAGCGACGGCCCTCAACACTCGACATCACCTGACGCATGTCGGCCAGCTCGCGATCGCGCTCGCGCTCATCTTTGCGCTTGCGCGTCTTGACCTGGTCCTCGTCAGCTGCGTTGAATGTCTTGACCCGCTCGTTCATTTCTTTTTACCGCCGCCTTTTTTGTAGCCCATGGCCGATCCTTTCGTGGTTATGCGGGCACGCCGCGGAGTGAGTTAATCATCTGGCCAAGCGCGGCATCATCGGTGACCTTGGTCTCCGAGAGCGTCTTGGCGTTCTTGATGCCCTGCGTCATCGAGGCGAGCTGCTGCTGGTACTGCTGCTGGGCTGCGCGCTGCTCGCGCATCTTGGCCACCACAGAATCATCGAGCACGATCGACGGGGGCACGCCCACCATGCCGGCGTACTCGTCGATGGCCTGGTCGAAGTCGATCTTGTCGAGCACGGCCGGGTTGGCCTGCGCCATCTGGCCGGCAAAGCTCATGAACCGCTCGATGCCGGTGATGCCGGTCAACTTCATGGCCTGGGCCATGACACTGATGTACTCGACCGAGAGGTCCATGCCCTCGAGCTCGGGCGGGGGCGGTGGCACCATGCCGAACTTGATCATGATGTTGAAGGATCGATCGATCAGTGGATCGAGCAGCTCGTCGTTCAGACGCTCGAGCACCGGCCCGAGCATGAGCAGCTTCTCCTCGTGACGCTCCTGGATCTCGCGTGCCGTGATGTTGCTGCGCTGATCGTTGGCGATCATCAGGAACAGATCCTCGAAGAAGGCCCGACGGATGCGGCCCTGGTTCTCCTGGATGTCCATCACGAGCTCTTGGATCCGCGGGTTGATCTCGTAGGCCGGGGCGAATCCTTGCTGGCCCTGGCTGATGTCCACGTAGGTGACATCGCCCGGCAGCAGTGATGCGCGCTGGTTGCGCAGCGAGCTCGGTGCGGTCATGGGCGGGTTGACCATCTTGTCGATGGCCTGGGCCTTGCGCTTTTGCTCGAGCTGCAGGGCCTTGATGTCGCCCAGGGCGTCCATGCCCGGCGAGTAGCCGTAGATGTCCTCGCCCGTGACAGACCAGCGAGGCGCCATGATCGGAAAGTCATCGAAGCCCGACTCGCGCAGGAACATCTCCTGTTCGCAGCCCTTCTCGTAGTAGACCGATCGGAAGCGCTTGAACCTGGCCAGGGGCTTGCGCCCGTCGTACTCGTCGTTGGGCTCGACCAGGTGCACGACATCGATCCACTGCTCGAGGTCGTTGCGATCGAGCATGTTCTTGGTCGCGTTCGAGAGCGCGTCGCGGCCGAACTGCTGCGCGAGCTGGCGCACGGTCATCTGGTACTCGCGATAGAGCGTGTCCACGTTGCCCCGGTGCGAGGTGCCCACCATGTAGCTGCCGATGGGGAAGGACTGACAGCGCACCACGTCCTCCTCGTCCTCGAGCACGGCGAAGGCGTGGGTGCCGTAGACGCCCAGGTCCGCGTAGGTCATGGGCAGCGTGGTGTACAGGTTGCTGCGCAGAAACATCTCGGTCATGCGGTTTCGCACCAGGTCCAGCCACATCTTCACCGGCTGGAACTCGTTGAGCTCTGGGTCGGGCGTGCGCAGCTGGAACCAGGGACGCGCCGGGCTGGTGATGCCCGACATCATCCCCGAGGACAACGTGCGGATGGCCAGAGTGGCCGTGTTGTCGACGATCTTCAGGTTGCGACGGTCGCCCTTGTTGCGGTCGGTGACCAGGAAGCGCGACTGTCGCGGCAGGATGTAGTCGGACAGATCGCGCCAGTGCGCAATGAACGACGTGCGCTCCTGGCGCAGATCCTCGAGCCGGCGGTTGAACCGCTCGCGCTTGGTCTCCATTACTGCCCCAGCAGGGTTTTGGCTGTCGTGGTGGCCGACTCGGTCAGGCCCTGGCCGCCGGTGAGCATGGTCGACTGCTGACCCATGGCTGCAGCCTGGCGCTGGCGCTCGCGACGCTGCGAGTCCTCGAGCACCTGCTGCTCTTCAGCTGCAGAAGGCCGCGGAGGTGGCGGGGGATCTGGCTGCTTGGGCGCACTGCCCTTGCCACCACCACCGTAGAGGCGCATCGAGCGCCCGGTGGGTTTGAATGCGTCCTCGTGCAGGTCGGGGATTCCCAGGTTCAAAAGTGTTGCGTTGTTCATTTCCAGTCGCCTTTCTCAATGCTCAATGCGTAGGTGTCGAGAAGCTGCCCGTCCTGTAGGTGGCACCGGGGGACGCAAGCCTCCTGCTTAAATCCGATCGATTGCATCGCTGCAACGATCTGCGGGTACTGCGTCCACACCGTGATCCGCTCGTACCCGAACTCCCACGCCATGGGGATTGCTGCCTTGGTCACCGAGCGCATCCTCAACGCGTTGCCCATGATGTGCGGCTCGAGCACCTTCGGATTGCGCGCCACGCATCGAAATAAGACGCTCGATTCTCTGCACCCGACGAGCAGACAGTCCCCGTCGAGCACTTGCCGATAGACGGCGTTCATCGCGTCCAGCTTCGTGTAGTCGTAGCGAATATCCGCTGGTACTAGGTACTGCCACAGAAACTCCTGGACCCATGGGTCTTTGATGTTGAACTGCTCGATGTGCATGCGATCTTCCTACCTGGTTGCGATTTTCACACCGATTCAGGCATTTGGCAATCACGCATGCTCGAACGGGTCGTACTCGTAGTTCATGGGCTTGGACGCCAGGCTCGGGTGTGCCCAGCGCATCGTGGGTGCCACGGCGTTGGCGAAGGTCAGCGCCAGGGCGTCGGCCAGGTCGGGCGAGCGCATGATGCGGGCCTTGATCTCGTCCTTGCTTTCCAGGCACAGCTTGTTCGAGGCGTTGTAGTAGTAGGTCGGGCTGGCCAGATCCTGCTTGAGCTCGGGCATGTTGGGGATGGTGCCGCCGGCTGCGATCCACTCCTTGACGCCCCACCACATCTCGGCGCGCTTGTTGAGGAATCGCGAGTCGATGGGCTTGCCGCCAAAGTTGACCTCGATCACGGCGTGGCCCATCTGGCGCAGCCGATCGATCACGCCTGAACCGTTGCCGGCATCGATGAAGACCGCGTCAGGGTGGAACTTCTCGATCGCACTGGCCACGGCATCGGCCAGGCGCATGTTGTCGATGCCCTGCATGACGCGTGGCTTGAAGGCGGCCAAGCCCTGGCGCGGGAAGATCACGCTCTTGTCGTCACCGAACCGGGCCGGGTCCACGCCCAGCACCTTGGCCGCGAAGTTGTACTGGTCCTCGCGCAGGAAGCGCCTGGCGGCCTCCTCCGCGGTGGCGATCGAGATCAGCTGGTCCTCGGCGCTGGCCGAGAAGTCGCACAGGTACTCGCGGTTGAACTCGTTGTCGGGCATGTCGCGCTTCAATCGCTCGACCTCCTCGGGGTCCAGGGCGTCGGTGTCGTAGACCGTGTAGCGCGCCGC